TCGCCAGGTTCATTGTATATTGGTTGTGTTTTCCCGCATTGACACTTTTTACTTATCACATTCACCATGGTATCTTTTTTACATTTGACACAACAAATGGCTTTGGTTTCGCCGGGTTCATTGTAAATTGGCTGTGTTTTCCCGCATTGACACTTTTTACTTTTCACATTCACCATGGTATCTTTTTTACATTTGACACAACAAATGGCTTTGGTTTCACCTGGTTCATTGTATATTGGTTGTGCTTTCCCGCATTGACAAACTTTGTATTGCGGTCGGCGGTTCCCCCGATGTTCTTTACATCTATCGGGGTTTCCATATGTCAAAGCATAAGAAGCCCGCTTTCTACAATTTTCATGTTGACATAACTTTGGCATTATAATTTATATTGACGGATAGCCTTTAATTACTTTATGTCCTTAGTTTTAAAACTAGGGACATAAAGTTTAATATTTCGATTTTTGCCGATTTATCGGCTCCTCCCTTTACGATAATATTTTTTCTTTAAAAATATTATCGTCGAGGAATATAAGTATAGCATAATGTTCAAAATTTTCGAAAATTCAAGTACTACCATTGACGCGGGAGATTACGTAAAAAAGAAGAGCGATATGGCTGTCTTCAACGGAGCGGAAAAAACAAGAAAGTGTCAAAACAGCGAAGAAAAGATATTTAAAGGGCATGAGGATTATGGTAAAGTTCGCCGTGGTTATGTGGAATGTCTCGCCGATAAGTTAGAGCGTGACAATAATCACCAAAACGAATTATTTAACAAAGATCTGAAAAAAACAGACCTTTTCGACTATTTCATTAGTAATTATAACAATGAAACCGGAATAAACATTGATGTAAGTGGTTTCCCATATGATTCTACTGACCCCAATAATTTAGCCTATGAAAAATACATCAAAATGATGACTTTTGACAAAACCAGTCCACAGTTTCGTTTCAAATTAATTGAGACCATGTGTCGCAATCACCGTTATATGAATATATTCGGACAGACTGTAGCGAATCGCATTGACCGTAATTTAGAAACTATCCCCGAATTAACGGTTTTCGACGATAATTTAGAAGACAATATATTTGAAACTATTATGTTTGATGACCAATTTATTAATCATGGTGTCGAACCTGACAGTGGGGAGATTGCCCATGAACTCACCGCCATGAGTTATCAATATGAATATGAGCAATTGGTAGACGACGAAACCGATGACACTGTATTGCTACTCCAGAATCTCCAAATGTTCGTCTAAGCCAGCTGATAAAAACCATATCCCATCATTAATCCTAGGAGTGCGCCGATTATCACCTGTTGTACGGTATGACAGCCGAATTTAACTCGGGAATACATGACCAGCAATGTGAATACAGACAGTAACGCAACAACGACATTTTTATTTTCATGATGACGGTCCAAAGCTTCGGAAATATAATATCCCGAGAAAATACCCACAGTTTGACTATGTCCCGAAGGCATACCATATGAAGTAGGTGATTTATTGTCGATAAAATACCCACAGTTTTTGGCACCTCGAGGTCTTGTCCCGGTTCCCAACACCTTGTATTTTTTATTTCCCATAATGGGTTTAAAAATGTAATGTTTTAATAAATAATTGAAAAAATTGGCTATATATAAGAAGATAAACAGGAATAATTTTTTGGCATCATTATGAATTAAAAAATCAACCAAAACAATCAAATTAATGATGAAAGGTGATGGACGCATCAATTTAAACAAATTTTCAAAAAAACGTAGCATTACAAATATAAATATTATCGATATTATTAATATTTGTTATATTTTCAGAGAATCATTCCGATTTATCTATTAAACTTATTTTACGAAGCCTTTTTTAATTTTTCTGTTAATTGGTTTATTTTTTCATTCAACGAATATAAGAAATGTTTCAGTTTTGAAATATTTGAAGGGTTTTTAATAGTGTCTTTGTAATAAGGTATTTCATCACCTTCTTTTAATTGCATTTGACTTTTCATTGTTTTTCCCCAATATTCAGTATCTACTTTAATGTTTTTCGAAGTCATAAATTCACCAAATTCTTTTAATTGGTGACACTTTGAAAAATCTTGTTTTTGATCTTTCTTGTCTGGGTCTTTTTTATCTTTTTTTGTTTGTACGATTGCTTTATTGCAAGCACGTGTTAAAGTATAGTATGGTTTTGTATCCCTTTTTAGACCTTCCGTATTTATACCCTTATACAACGTGTCAAAATTATATATTTGTTTAGCCTTTTCATTATAAATGTCCATGACTCCAGCATTAAAATCATCTACCTTAACATTAAAATCACTCCCCAAAAATTCATCATTGTTTTCTATTTCTTGATATTTTTTTCCGTTTTTTTCTATAACCTCGGGTCCTTTGTCTTCTTTCTCATTTCCAATTTTTTCCCCCGTCGATTTGTAAAATTGAGTGTATATTATCGGCCTATTAATTCCTAGAAGGGATGGAGTATGTTCGAGACCTCCTTTGTCTTCCCATATCATACTGAGACTTGCATAAAGGTCAACCTGGCATTTCTTGAATTTATCAAGATTATTCCCTGCTAAATTTTCAGAAGAACACGCTCCTGCTTTATCTTGACTAAACAATTCGGGGAATTCATTAATTAAGTCGTCTTCATGTTCAATTTCAAAAGGAGCATTATCTTCGATATTTCCTATGCCCCCACTTTCGTTACCTTCAATAATATTCTTTGCTAAATAGTGGTCACTAAGTCGAATGGCTAATATTGCTGAGAATATTATGATTCCTCCAATACACCATTTTTTCCATTGTTTTGCGGTAATGCGTATCTTGCCTATTTTTCCTTTATTTTTATAAACTGCTATTATTAGAATAACTGATAATAATACCCCGATAGAAAGAGCACTTAATTGATTCATATCACATTTTTTCATGATATAAGATTGATATATAATTGAGATATTAAATTTATTTTTTATTCCTTGTTTTCCTTCTTTTCATTGTTTTCCTTTTTTTATTGTTTTCTTTCTTTTCCTTTTTTTTATTGTTTTCTTTCTTTTAGCTTTTAAGGTATTCCTTTTCCCACAAATATCTTTTGTTTTTCCCAATTTGTATTTTCTATCCATGTAACGCATGTCTCTAGTAATTTTCTTACATTCACCGACTTTTTGGTTGCGTCTATAAATGCGCAGTATATTAAAGCGTCCTTTTTTGGCGATTGCTGCTTTTTTACGCGTTTTACCCGTTTTCTTTTGTTCCATTCGTACACCGTCGTTGATGGCTGCTCGCCTTCTTCTGTCACCATCTTTTAATTTATATCGTATTTTCTTCTTAGAATAATCAATTTTTTTAAGTTTAGGCAATATTATTTCTCTTTTATTAGATTTACTGGGTAGAGACATATAAAATATAAAAAGAATAAAATCTATTAATAATGTATATGTCATCTATGAGTAATCAGAGTAGCCCAGGCAACCAAAGTAGCTTAGGTAGTCGAGGTAGTCGAAAGAGTTTAAGCTCAAATATTAGCATGGGTAGCCGAAGTAGCCGAGGTAGCCGAGGTAGTCGAGGTAGCCGAAGTAGCCGAGGTAGTCGAGGTAGCCGAGGTAGTCGAGGTAGCCGAGGTAGTCGAAGTAGTTCCGGCTCATTGAGTACTCATTTATCGCAATCTCCCCCGAAAAGAGGAAAAACTGCGAAAAAGAAACAAAGAGGACGTCCTCGTTCTCGAGGTAAATCAAGAGGTAGATCTCGTTCTCGTGTTAAAAAAAGGGGTAGAACTCGTTCACGAGGTAAATCAATGGGTAGATCTAGTTTTCGAGGTAAAGCACCCGAAAAAGGTAAGAGAAAGACACAGAAGAAAACCAATCAAGGGAAACAAAAACAAGTTAGAAAAAAGAGATTTAAAATTCAACCACAGACTATGAATGATATTACAAAACTTTTTCCGTTACAAAATTCGGCGGGGCCGCAAATGATGACAGGACCGCCTCCTCCCACACTGGCTTGGGTTCAACGACAAAACCCTGGAAAAGCACCAGCTCAGAAGATGGGAAACGTGGGAAACGTGGTTATGACCGCAGCCGAACAAAAAAAACCCGATATCGAAGAAGATGACTTTGAGATTTTAAGCAATCTTGCAGATACTTATAGTGCAATTACGGAATTATTGGAAAACGATGAATATTTAAGAACATTATTTTTCAGTGAAAGAGAATATGAAAAAATAACAGAAGAAGAAATAAAAAGTAATGAACACAAAGTTAAAAAATTTGAAAAACTTATACTAAAATCAATGGAAAAAATAGAAAAAATGGGTTCAAAACGTCGTGTGGAAGGTTGGCTTGATAAACTTCGAATAGTATTGGCATCTCCATTTTCTGATGAAACAAACTTGAAAACCATGAGTTTGGAGTCCAAATTCAAAGGCTTACCCAAATTATTCTGGCTTTTGTTACGCTTTTACAAAAAGGCAATACCTATCAAAAAATCTTACCAAACTTTATACGACATATTGGAAAATAAAGAATATCAAGATGGAGATAAGGTATATTTAACTTCTCAACATCCGTACCTTGAGAGTACAATTATATTACCATACCGCATTGATAGAATGGGAAAAAATATACAATTACAAAAAGTATATGAACACGGAGGACATGGATTTTTAGAAGTTTTGGATAGCGTTAGAGGAGTTGATTATATAACAAATAAAAATTTAAAAGACAAAATCAATGTGTTGCAAAATGCAATATTGACAGTTGGAAACGAATTGATATCAGCCATCGAAGAAAATAATTTATTTGTTGGAGTTAAAGGTACCCAGACATCTCAGAAACACATGGGAAATATTCAAAACGAAGTTTTGGAATTTAATCATCGTTTGGTAGATAGATTACCCATTATAAAACGTATGTATAACATTCATACATCCATTGAAAAGATACTTAGGGTAAAAACTGAGGATGAAGGAATCAAACATGCAAAACAAGGATTAGTGAATAAACTAAGAAATAAAAAAATGGACATTCACGAAAGAAAAATTTACACTTTACAAACATTATTATTGAGAGAACTAGAAAAACGCGGTGAAGAACCTAGCAAAAGAGCCAAAGAATTAAGTCAAAAATTAAATAAAGCATGGATGATATTTACTTCCGAAAAGAAGAGATTAATGGATAGTGGAAAAATGGACAAACAGATTTCTTATTTTCATGGAAAAACTCCATGGTCTCCAACTGAAAGGAAAATTCTAGGATATATGGTCGAAGGCGACGATGCAATGCGTGATTTAAATAGATTAATGAAATCTAGAATCGCTCAAAGAAACAGAGACAAATCAAATAAATCTAAAAAGGCAGCCGCATTAAAAATACTAAGAAGATTTATTGCAAAAACAGCACAGAAAAGACGAAAACAAAAAACAAGAAAGCTCCCAAAGAAAAAAAAGTCCCCAAAAGGAAGTAAAACAAGAAGAAAATAATTAAATTTGAAATATTTGTCAAATATATTTTACTTGACATATATTAATTATGACCAGTCTCGACGGAACCACGGGATTACGTAAAACCAGTTTAGATGGTACTGGTGTCAGTGGAGGCGGAGGAGGTGGTTCTGCCATAAATTTGGTAGGTCTCGCTACTCTACTCAAAGACGTAATCAATCCCAACTATTTAGAAGATTTTATCAATGCTAACACTGACGCTGAATACGCCATCATTAAAGACCGTATTTACACAAATAAATTCGTAAACAATACAAACCTCGACTATGACGTATATATTCAGCAAATTACTGATTATAAAAATTCGGGCACACTAAACAGTATTGACGTTTTCGCACAACTCGCTCTAAATTCTCTGGGTGTGCTTAAAAAAGGATACAATCAATACGAAACTGCCACTACTTTACAAGCGGAGGTCAATTTTCTGAATCAACAAATCGCAGCGTCGTCTTCTGAAGAAAATCGCGGTATTCTCGTCACGACACAAAACAGTCTCAGCGGTGACCTCGACGCCGTATATCTCGAGTACATTCTCACTTATGGTTACCCGGAATCGGGTATTTTCGACCCCGCCTTACTTGCTGAATTTTCTTAACCTCGCCCGTTCTCATTCTTCCTCGACGACATAGCCACGCGTTGTTTTCTTTTTCTTGAATTTCTTACTATCATTCGTCTCATTGTGAAATTCATTATGACACGTTCGACACACTGATACCAAATTGGCTTTGGAGTTCTTCGGAATAAATCCCTCGATCATTCCGTCTTCGTCAGCATCCTTCTGGTGTCTGAGATGATGAACGTCATCCGCCTTTTTTCCACATACAAAACAGTTTGTCTTAATTAATTTGCGATTGTAAGACGACGAATCACGCATGGAAATATTTTTCGAAGAAGGTTGTAATTCTAGGCGAATGCTCTGTGCCATATCCATGAACTCTCTATCCAGTTGAAACATACGACATACTTCGAGACCATAACTCTGATTTCCTTGTCCATCTTTCAATTTACGTTCGTAAGTCAAAATATCCTTGATTTCGTCGTATTTTATCGTCATATGTTTCACACACAGTCCTTCGCCCATTATATCCCGAATCTTACCAATCTTCATTATGTCATGAAAGTGTGTGGCAAATACAAACGTACTCATCTGTTTAACCATTGTCAATATACCGCTTGAAAATATACTCAGTGCCGAAATCATGTCTGTACTTGAACACATCTCATCACCAAGTACCAAACTATATTCGTCCGTGTTTTCTACGATTGTTTTCAGTTCGCACATCTCCACCGCAAAAGTACTTTGTCCGCGGAAAATATCGTCGTTACCCAAAATACGTGTAAAAATAGAACGATAAGGGTGATAAACCAGCGATTTG